AAAGCAAGCGCCGCCACCCGTCATCCCGACGAGTGGCGGCGCCTGCCAAATGAAAGTTACTCACTGAAAACACTAAATCATTACTAAACCTCTATAACTGTAGACCTCGATATTCTCGAGCAGGTCTTCATGGTTATGATTCGTCAGGCTCTGCTGCAGCTTCATGCGGCTGAACGTCTCACCCCGAAGCCCCTCCAGGCGCTCCCGAATCTGGTCCAGCAGGTCGAAGACCGCCAGCGACTCAGCCCGGCTGCCGCTATCCGAGGCCACCGACCCCGCCCAGTCCGTCACGACATGCAGGCGCAGCGTCCCCTTCGTGTCCATGCTCCGCTCCTTCGTGCGGTCCCACTCTATAGCGTCGAACTCCACGAAGACCGCCGGACGCGGCCACGCCGACTCCTGGTCGATGAACTCCACGTTCTGATTCCAGAGGTCCACATACTGAATGTCGCCCATAGCCATCAGCCGCTCCATCAGGGCCTGATAAATCTCTTTTCTCATCGCTTATCGCAATTTTATATGGTTGAAGTATTCTGTCAAATTCTCCTCGATAATCTCGCGGGCCGACTGCTCCACCTCCGGAGAGAAGCCCAAGAACGCCCGCTTCGGAATCCGTATCTTGTGGCCCACCTTCATCAGTGCCATGCACTTCCAGAACTCCGCAGCCGTCGACAATTGTCGTGTCCGCTTATCCTGGCGCAGGCTCCCGTCCTTACGACGACCGAAGGCGCCGGACGCCTCATAATACTTAGCCCAGAAGAAGCGCCGCATCTTAGCCGTCACCTCTATCTCGCCACCCTCATTGTGAATAGCAGCGTAGGGCAGGGAGGTCGTGAAGATGATGCTGTCCCCCTCGATGCGACTCCCGATACTGCGGCGCAGCGCACCCGTGTCCACTAGCGTCGTCCCGCCCGGACGCAGCGGGCTGCGCCTGCGCTGCCACGCCTCACTGAAGAAGGCCTGCCGCTCGAAGTTCTTATCGAACTCGTCCGAGAGCTCCACCTTCAGGTCCCGCAAGATGTTGCGGATGACCGTCTGCATATCCTTTGAGTCCATCAGTCGAACAACGTTAATTCCAGCACCCCGGCCCCCAAGTCACGCTCCGGAGCCTTCAGCAGATTGTACAGCGTCCGCTCCGAAATCATGTACGTCGGCCAGATGTAGCGGCGCCATATTTCTCGGTTCGACAGACCCGTTTTAGCGTATCGGTCATAAATCTCATTGATGTCGTGAACCCTCTTCTGATAGCTCACGCCCCGACGGCGCTCTCTCATACTTCCTTGGTGCTTCAGTTTCTATATACAAAGGTAAACATTTTCTGCATATCACGCACACTTTCACCCCATTATTTTCACATCACCGCCAAAAAAAATGAGAGCCGAGCGTCTCCCGACGACCGACTCCCCAAACACAATTAACCAATCTTATCATGAACACTTATCATAGTTGTTGTTGCTGCTGCGCCATCTGAATGATCAGGAGCGTCAGCGCCACCACGTAGGCGCCCGTCAGGAACAGGGCCAATACCAAGCAACCGGTGGCGTGTTTCTCGGGGTCGAACTTCTGCATCATGCCGTCTCCTCCGACTTAGGTTCGACAAAGAAAGTCTCGTCCTGAGCCACCATGATGCCGCACTTCGACATCTGCTCACCGACCTCCTCACGGTCTGCCAGGAGTTTATCCTTCGCCAGTTCCTCCGTCGAGCGCACGTAGCCGGGCAGGAACTCCTTCGCCAGCTGCAGCGCACTCGCCCAGGTGAAGCCCTTCAGCGTCTTCAGCTTCGGCATACCCGTGCGGAATCCGATGGTACCCTGAGCCATATCCAGGCTCTTCTTCTTCGAGAAGAGTTCCTCCTGGTGCTCCGTCGCGTAGGCGTGCAGGTTATCGAACGCCTCGTCCCTGCGCTTCGTCAGCGCCTCCAGCTGCGCAGCCCGCTCGTTGCGGATACGCACGCACTCCAGTTCAATCTCGGCCGTCACCTTCGAAATCTCGGCCACAGCCGATGCGTACTCATTAAAAGCCTCGTCGGCCATCTCTCGGGTGGTACCCGTCAGGACCACCTTCTTCGCTCTCTTCGTGTTTGTTGCACTCATGTTTCTTGTTAGTTTTAAGTAGTTGTTATTTTATTCTTTGGCTTCGTCGAGCTCGCTCAGGTGTTCGGTCGCCTCCTTATACACATCGCAGGCCAGGCCTTCCAGCGCCAGCAGCCCCTGATATTCACCCGACGCCTCACGCTCCTCCTCCGTCAGCGCCTGCTCGTACCCTTGGCGCATGACGCCCAGAGTCTGAATCACCTGCACCAGATACTCGCTCGTGATGGAGCTCAGCATCTCCAGGTTCGCCAGGTGTCGCAGCTGCGTCACCTCTTGCTTCGTTTCTGTTTCCATGATGAAGTCTTTTAGTAGTTGAAACTAAAGTCGGTTTATCCCACTTAGTCCGGGCTTTCGGGGGTTGGTTGAGACCGAGACGCCTTGTGGCGCCATTGCCGAATGCCCTCCGGCCGGTCTCTTCATCGTACATTATGACCCGGAATTATAGAGCCCCCGCAAACAGGGCGAGGATAAACCGACTGTGTTGGATGCTAGTTTCGTTGCTCTTCCTGTTGCTTTTTCTGTTGGTATATTTCCACGGCGCTCTTGAGGAGAGTGTAGAGATTAGGACACTGGCACATCGTCGCGGCAATTGCATCGCGGAGCAGCAGATAGTTATACCCTGCTACTGTCATTGAAAGAATCGGGTCGCCGTCGTCTTCCATCTCGCAAGCAACGTGATATACAGCTCTTCGTTGCGGATCCTGCTCAGCCCACGCATTGGCGGCATTGTTAATTTCTTTTCTATCCATTGTTGTTGTAATTGTGGACGTCCGGACTGACGCTTAGTGCGGGTGTTCCAATACAGACCCTGCCGCTGAAATTGCTTTCATGCCCGTGGGTGCGGCTGGGCACCAAGAAAAACACTCCCGTAGTTATGAACCCTGTCCAGCGGGTGCGCCGTCCTTCCGTCCGGTTAATATTCTAGTTACTTACTCTCCTCCTCGTCGAAGAGGCTTCTGGGCTCACCCTTCAGGACTCGGTCAATCTCGTCCCGGATAGCCTCCAGCGTGTGATGGTACTCCTCGTCGTTGAGGTCTTGATTCTGTTCGTAGATCAGGCTCATGATGATTACGACTCTCTTTCTTTCGTCTGTCATTTTAATTGAATTTTAATAGGGTTATAATCTAGTTCTTACTTCATAGCCTCGAGCGCCTCGGCGCCCACCTGCTTCGTCACCTTGTCCAGCCCGCCGTGCCGCTCAATCATGTAGAGCTTCACGCGCAGCTTCACCAGTTCCTGCACCGTCAACTTCCCGAAGGGCTTCCCCGCGATACGAGCGTCCTCACAGAAGGCGTTCACCCGCGTCCAGTCCGTCGTGTCGATACCCATGCGCTGCATCTGATTCAGCACGCGGCTCCGTTCCTTGCGACGATCAATCTCGTTGACCAACATGCTCTCCATCGTGCGGCACATCAGTTGGTACTCCTTCAGCTTCATCTCCTTCAGGCTCTTCGTCCTCCCCAGGGTGAAGCGCTCCACCAGGTCCCGCTTGATGTCCTCGGGGTCTCCCGTGTGGGGCTGTAAACTCAGTTGGTGCAGCAGCGAAAAGAATCGCCCGAAGTCATGCACCTCTTGTTCATTTTTCTCCATAGTGTTTTGAGTGTTTATTGTTAGTGGATAAAGTAGGTTATACCAGTTCTTCCGGCAGCCATGTAATCCGGATCTCTGCCATCAGGCGTCCCGTCCCCTGGCACAGAGGACAGCGCTGGCTGTGTACGCCCTCCATGTCCTCCGTCAGCACCCGCCCCGTCTTGTGGCAGCGTGGGCACTCATACTCGTGAGCCTCAATGTACTCCGTCATGTGCCCCGGCCGCAGGTGGTCCGTCGGGCGCAGGTCGATAAATTGTTCGATATTACTCATGGCTCCGGTTCTTGAGAGTTCGTATTACTAGGCCGCACCGGCAGGTTATTCGTCACCTTCAGCACCCCCTCGTTCCAGACCGTGAACCTCACGCCCGGCTCCGGGATGAATCGTCCCTGGCAGAAGGCCTCATAGCCGATGACGCGAATCTTCACGCCCGCCAGGTACTTCAGGCGCTCCGCAGGCTTGCCCATGGGTCGGCCCTTCGACTCCTGCGAGATATAGATGAAACTCTTGTGGGGGAACAGGCGGTGCAATTCCTCGGCCTGCTCATAGCTGAACTTCGAGTGCTGGAAGCTATCCACGATGACGAAGCTCGGCCCCTTCGGCCGCTTAAGGCGCTCCACCAGCTCCTCGTAGGTGTCCGAGTCTACCACTCGGAACCGCCCCTGACGCTCGCCCATGTGGAAGCGCTCCAGGCGCGCTTGGAACGACTGGCTCGTCAGTTCCTCATAACTCATGTACAGCACCACGCCGTACTCGCATAGCTTCTTGGCCAGTTGCATCGTGAAGCTGCTCTTGCCCGAGGCTGACGCCCCGCTGATGAACCACACCTCGTTACGTTCCGGTTCCCCGAAGCACTGCTTCCATTCCCCGTCCCACGGTATCGTTTTGTAGTTTTTCCTCAGTATGTCCTTCGGACTGTATGCTCTTTTCATTATTTCGCTTATATTTGCCGTAAATGTTTTTCACACTAAATTTAAATCGTATGATGACGCTTATCGCCAAAGTTACAATAGCTCAAGACAGCGCTGATAGTAAGGATTTACGTCAGGTCGCTGACTTCTTTCTCTCTCAGTGTGTTCAGGGGTTCGTTCCAAGTCAATGTTGGTCCGAAGAATCGTTTTACTATACCCCTGATGAGGAATCTGAAGTCTCCGGAGTGGAATATCCAGGCTTAGTCTTAACACTCCGCCGTCCCTGTCGTAGCTGTCACAATGCAATGCTTGTGGTTCAGATAATTCAATCTTTAGCCTTATTGTGCGACCGTATCTACGACCAACACTTTTCTTTTGAACTTGTCTCTTGCTCATAGCCTTATTGTCTTTTCAGTTTCTCAATCTCAGTGTACACCCGTCGCAGCCCGCCGGCCGTCTTACGCGCCAGGGCAGCCACGTCAGTCCCCTCCGGAGCGTTCACCCGCGCCACGGCCACCGCCTAGCGCATCAAGAACTTCTCACGCTCCTTGCCGTCCTCCGGCGTCACACGGCTATAACGGTCGCCGTATCGGCTCAGCATCTCCGTGTAGCCCACGCGCTTGTACTCTATCGAGCGATTGATCTTCTCCTTCAGCCCGTCCGCCCCCATCATATACCAGGCACAGCACCGCTCCGTAGCGTTCCACAGCGCCTTCAGTTCCAGGAAGGCCTCATTCTGCAGGTCTCCCGCCTCGTCCAGGATAATCATCGGGTGGTCGATGTAGCGCAGATAGTAGACCAGATTGTCATACACCTCGCTGTACGCCCCCTTGCTGTCCACGCCGAACTCCGTCGCAATCTTGCGGATCAACTTGCATCGCGTCTTCACCTGCGAGCAGTCCACATACACCGCGTTGGCGTTCCTCGACACATACTGACGCGCCGTGTAGGTCTTCCCGATGTTCGGCAGGTCGCAGAGGATAGCACTCAGTCCGCTCTCCTGACAGGCCGCCAGCTGCGTCGTCACGAACTCAAAGGTCTCCGTCTTGGCCGGACGCCACTCCATCTCGCCTCGGAGGTTTACCCCCAACTTGCGAGCCACGGTCACCCACATCGCGTCGCTCATCATGCGCTCCGTCTTACCGTTGCGCAGCGCACTATACACGCTCGTACTGATACCCAGTGAGGCAGCGTGCTTCGCATCGCTCGGGTAGTTGGCGCGATTCGATTCAATCGCGCTGAGAATCTTCTGTTGAATCTCTGCTGTAATCATAGCAATAGCTTTTTAGTGTTTTCTTATCATCGGTTATCCGTTCTAAATAGAATCCAAGGCTCGAGCCCCCGTGTTCGCCGGCGTCGGCATCAGCCACTCTTCCAGCTCCGCCGCATCGCGCTCCTCGGTGGTCGTCACCTCCACCATCAGCGCCCGGCGTTCCCCCTCGTGGGTCAGTCCCGGCGGCTCGCTCGGCAGCGGCACCCGCGGCTTCTCGGCGATGCCCACCCGCTGTATCGCGTGCTCGCTGACATAGCCCGTGAACTCCGACACCTTCTTGCGCTGCTCCACGAACACCTCTCGGTCCCGCTCCGTAGCCTCCGCCGCAGCCGTGTTGTACGTCCCCACGTTCTGCAGGCGGTCCACCAGCTGGTCATTCTGGTAGATATAGACCTCCTCAACCTCGCCCGTGTCGCTACGCAGCAGGTAGGCGTCCACCTTGTAGTTGTTCGGCGCCAGCCGTTCCAGCACCTTCGTGCTGCTCAGCCACCAGTCCGTGTACTCCACCCTGCAGTAGCTGTTCCTTCGGACCGACGTCTCCACATGGTCCCCGATGTACTTGGCCATGATAGCCTTGTTCAGCGGCTGCAGCGCCGGGTTCAGATTCGCCACCAGGACGTCCCATCGCGTCATGCCCGGATACTTCTTCTGGTTCGTGTGCAACGCCATGTTGTACTGGCGTATGTCCTCGATGTCCTCAGCGATGAGTTGCTCCCAGCTGTAATACTCATAGTCCTCATAGCGGTCATTCTCCTCGTCGAAGACCTTCTGACTCTCCGTCCGGTAGCGCGACTTCTTAGCGTAGAAACGACCCACGCCCACGTGGTTCCTGTGCTCCACGCTGCGCTTCTTGGCGCCGTTGAAGGCCTCGGCCGTCTTCTCCTGCGAGTTCATCGGCGCGCAGAAGTGGACGAAGGGGAACATCGTCCCCGCCTTCAGGAAGCTCTCTCGCCATTGGCTCATCAAGTGATTCTCCACCTCCACCTCGGCCGGGCAGCCCCAACCCATGCGGTCGATCAATCGGAACATGTTGCGGAACATCTCCACCACCAGGTCCACGTTCTTCTTCCTGTTGTAGGCGTAGCCGATGCAGCACTGACTCGCCACGTCGTAGGCGTAGTAGGCCTTCGGTCGTGCCTTCGTGTCCCGCAGCTTACGCGGCAGGTCACGGTCGTCGAACGTCACCTTCGACAGCGAGAACTCCGGAGCGTGTCGGTGCATGTGCGGCATCGACTCGTGCATGAAGGTCGTGAACGTATTCAGCCGCTGCTCAATCAGGACGCGGTTCTTCGGCTTCGTCAGGTAGTTCGTCACCGTCGACTCGCTCAAGACCAGAGGTTCACCCTCGGCCGTCTCGAAGTCCTTCGGCTGGAACAGCTCCCCCGTCTGCGGGTCGTAGATGTCCAGCTCCCCGCACACGAACTGATTATACAGCTCCACCACCTGCGGCACCGTCGGTCGGTTCGGCAAGACGGCTATCGACAATATCAACTGCTCCGCCTTTAGGTTCACCTTTCGCGCCGACTGGTTGCCGAACTTACCGCTGATTAGGCATCCGTAGCCCTCCCGTCGGTACTCGGCCACCTTCTTCCTGAACCGCAGCGTCGAGGTCGGCAGCGTGTGCCCCACCTGTCGGCGCAGGCTCTCGATCGTCGCCGCCATCATCTCCCAGTCATACCCGCGGCCCATCAGCTTATTGATCAAGACCCCGTTGTCATGCAG